TAATACTTCAAGTCCTATAATCAGGACACTATTTGGGGAAACTTAATATTATGCACAATAAATTCCTGCACTCCATCCAGCGAAAGCAACCCAAAAAAGTCATTATCTTGATAATTAATTGTGTTTGCCCTATTTATTATTCGCTTTCCTTCATCAACAGTTATCTGTCTTGGTCTTGTATGGATAAAAGTCATACCGTTGAAGGAATCAACCCATATTTTACCAGGTGTTTCATCAATCATTTTTTTTGCTATTTCTTTATCTACATACATTATTCCATTACCTCCTCAAGCTTGTAGTCTGTTCCAAAAAATAAAGAATTAAAGCATACTTTATCTACCATTCTTTTATTTTTATCATCAGTAATAGTTCCAATTTTTGAGATCACTTCATCTTTTGAGATTGTTGTGATCTGCTCACCTAACGCCATAGAATATAATGTTAATCCATTATTTTCGTTTGCTTGAATACATCCATGACAAGGCATGTTTGTCTTTTTAATCTTACTTGTCAAAGGCATCACTGTTATAATCGGAGCATATTTCGTACCCAATGGATTACTTACTATTACATAAGGTCTTTCATTCGCTTGTACTGAATTTCCTTCATAATTAATTTTTGCCTTTATTATGTCGTATCTCTGTAAATCCATATGTACTCCTCCTCTCTTTTGTGTTTATGTACTTGTGGATTACCTTTGATACTTCGCATTATAGCAAGTTGTCATCAACTTGTCAATGGGTTTATGTCAGTTTTTTAAAATAATTGACATATAGTTTGCAACAACTTATAATCAACTTATATTAATAAAGGAGATATTTACTATGCCACAAGGAAAAATCAAGGATGAAAACACAAGGGTTATGGTGCTTCTTTCTAAAGATATAAAAGAAAAGGCAGCCAGAATTGCAACAGCGGATGGACGCTCGTTATCTGGTTGGATTCGTAACCTCGTAACAAATGAAGTTAATAAGTTTGACGACACTAAGAAATAGTGTCGTTTACATATTACACAAACTCTACAAGATCAAATGGTTTAACTTCCATCGCATTTGCTACAAGTTCTAATACTGCCAGATCTGGAACTGCACTTCCATTTTCCCATTTGCTGATCGTGCTTGGTGCAACAACTGCTAATTCTGCAAGTCCTCTTACTGTTATTTTCTTTTCGTTTCTAATCTTCTTTCCAATATATTTAACCATTTACATATTCTCCAATATTTTTTTCATTCCGACTGATCCATTTGCATAATTATTAATCGTTGTATTTACACTACTATGCCCCAACTGTTGCTGCACGAACGCAAGATTCCCATTTCTGTTCATTACACTAGCATAATAATGTCTCATCATATGTGGAGTAATACCATTTCCATAATTCTCAAATATCTGTTTGATATTTCTCTCTGTTGTACGTGTACCATTTTTATTTACGAACACAGCTTCTTTGTCTACAATATTATTCAATGTATTTCTGTACTCTAGCCATTCTCTTAATGCTTTCAGAGCAGATCCAGTAAGATATACAGGTCTTTTTTCAGTTTCTCTTTGATATCCTTTTGGTAAAACCATAATATGTGACATATCATTAAGATCAATACATTCACTATTTTCATCTAAATGCAAATCTGATAAATCCAAGCCAGCAAGTTCAGACTCTCTTATTCCAGTTCCTCTTAAAACACGAAAAATAGCAATATTTCTATTCCTTACACATTCATCCTTTTTCCACATTATTTTTTCTTCCATATCATTAAGCTGATTTTCTGTTGGAAGTTTTTGTGTTAAGTTGTTTTTAGAAGATATCCCTTTATATTTTATTTGTTTACTAAAATCCTCCATACTGTTATAGAGTTCTCTCAATAAACATTCTCTATATGAATATACATTTTTTATAAAACTTTTTATAATATTCTTTCTTGTTTCCGTTGTGGTTGGCGACATTCCATTTGTTTCCTTATATCTAAGGTATGAACTAATATTTTGTGGTCGCAAGTCGCTAAAATCAGAAACTTCTATTTCAGAAATTGATTTCTTCTTGATAATATTACTTTCAATCAACCACTGTAAAAAATCTTTAATTGCCACTAAATAATTTAACGCTCCACTTTTGCTTTCCAATTCATTCAAGTAATCTCTTAAAAACTGTGGTGCGTTTAACTCATCCAACTTCCTATTAAGCTTTTCAGCATTTTTGTTTTGTACTTCAATTTTATAACACATAATTATCACTCCCTTGTGTAATCTGCTATCGCTTTTGCAATAGCTTTAGCTGCTCTTTTACTTTTTAATGATTTCTGAATAGATTCTGTATTCCAAAAGACATCACTAAACCCAGCTAACTCACCACCGCAATTCCAGTTTGGAATACTAAAGAATCCTCCATTTACATATTCTCCGAAAATCACACTATAATAATTTCCATTATACTCAACACCTATATGGTGAATATTTTCAACATAAGTATCACCATTATAACTGATTTTATAATTTTCCATGTTAATCAACCTCACTTTCCTACATACATATTCTCCGTTTGCCATTTAGGTAGCAGTTCATTATTCTCATCATAATATTTTGACTTAATTTTCTTTGCGTATTTCATTCGCTCATTAAAATCATCGCACCACCTAACTTCAAGATTTTTAGTTCTCATTTGCAACTTTGTACATAGACAGCACAAGTTTTTTACATGGTCTTTTTCTCTCATATTGGGTCTACGCATTTTATCTCCAACCTGATTTTTACTAAGACATCTTAAACAGATAAATTCACTTGATCTGTTTGTATTGTCATGTCGTTTACACATATTTATCACCTCATTTTCTGTAATAAAAAAGCAACCAGACCTTAATCTAGTTGCTTTGCTTACTATAATATTAAATTTATATTTCAATTACCAATTTACTTCCGAAACCAATCCAGCAGAAAACATCTCAGATGCATCTGACCATTTTTCTCCATCTTCAATATCATAGCTGATAATTGCAAGATAAACACCATTCAAGAATTCAGTTTCTCCTACATTTTCCATGTACTGTTTTGTGAAAGTTTCCATCAATTTTTGCTTAAAAGGCTCTATATTATCACCATTAAGCTCTTTCATCATCCATGTTTCTCTACCTTTGTAGATTCTATCTGGTAATTTACTGTTCTTTAAAACATGTTCCACCCATGCACCACAAATGAATCCCCATTCTTCAATGTTGTTTACACGGAATTCTTTCTTTTCTGCGCCTTCTTTTACTCTTTTAAGAAGATCTTTCTTTTCATTGTAATTCATATTTTGAACCCTCCTGTTATAATTATTTCCGTAAAACGGCACATCTCATGTTATGGTTTATAATTGTTTTTATTTTACCATATTTCTATGTAAAATAAAAGAAGCAGTTGGTTTGCTGCTTCCAATACTTATTTCAGTATTTGATTTGCTTTCAACAAGAAAGCAATTTTTCTTTGGGTTACATCTTTTCTCTTAATTTATTGCAAAAATCAGAGGAATCAAGCAATGAGCCGTCAAATATTTTTTTACCTTCTGATTCATATATTTTCAATGTACCATCGAATCCTATAACAGCATATTCTCCATTATATTTATTCATATCTGAAAGTTTCCATTTAACAACTTTATACTGTGTACTGTCATCCATAGGTTCACAATATCCATCATGTTCTAAAAGAGCAATTCCAAACATATAAACTATATTATCCATTATCTATTCACCTCCAAATTTTCAAAAGAAATCGTCATTTCTTAGTACCCATTACACATACAATAATACTTAACATCAGGTTCTCCACTAACATAACGATACCCCATTTCTTTTATTAGCCTTAGACCTGAATTATACTGCTTGTCATTTGTAAAGTTATCTTTTCTTGCCAATTCATTTATAATTGATTCCATTTGTGTTCTCCATCAATTCGGATTTTTATGTTGATAGTTTAATATTAAATTTTGTGTCTTTTGACATAATCCCAGGAATATGATTCCAATAGTCTTTGTCCAAATTGAAATGGAATTACTTGCTTATATCCCATTTTGATTAATTCTGTTACTCTTATTTTACATTTTTTAATATCATTTCCAAATTCAGCTAAAATCCATGGCTCATTTTCAGAAAAACTTGTGCTATCTTTATCTGCATATGCTATAGCGTAACTTCCTTGAATGCCATCCATCATTTATTATACCTCGCAATTCTCTTTCCAATCTCTTTATCACTTGGACACTTCTGTAACTGATTTATTGAAACATGTCGCTGTTCAATATAACCATCTTCCATTTCAAAATCAACATCCGCTTCCTCATTTGGATTTTCCCATGCATAATCTACAAATGTTCCAAACAATTCTAAATTTTTGTGAAACACTTTATCGCCTTTTTTAAATTCCATCTATACCACCTCTTCCAATCTTCCTAATAAATCATTCTTTACTTCAATTATCGCATTCAACCTACCTTTAATCTGTAAATCATATGGATTATCAGTATTTTTTAATAAATTCTCAAGCCTGTCAATTTCTGTATTAAGCTCACCAATATATTCTTTTACCTTTTTTCTCATATCTGGCTGATTTTCATATTGATTATTTATACTATTCATATTTTATCCTCCATCGAAAAAATTATTTTTCTTTCAATACATATCTATAAAATTTACTGAAATATATTGTTAAATATATATCATAAATATTCGATATTCTGTTTTTATTTTCATTTTTTTCAATTTTTTTTCTTTTCTTCTTATTACGACCTAACACAATAATTTTTTCTTCTCTATATGTAATGTTAATAAACCCCGTTTGTACCATTTTAACAAAAATATTTTCCATTAAACTAGTAGATACATTATATTTATAAGAATATTTTTCTTTAAATAATTGCCAGTTGTCTATACTAGGTGGCGAATTATGTTTGTCTGACCATTTCTTGTAATCTGCCAAAAAACATATTTCTCTATACGATAAAGTATTTAATATATCCAGATATTCTTCAAATACATTATTCTCAATACGTTCATCCATTAAATATCCATTTTTTATAAGATTGCCAAAGAATTTTACCTTATCATTAGTTGCAAGTCTTCTTACTGCTTCTAATGTTTTATTAAAATTAACAATGAACTCTACATCATTTACCATTTCTGTTGTAATATTATTTGTATCTGAAAAAATTATATCTATCAGTTCTTGTTCCTTCTTTTCTTGAAATTCGTTTAATAAAACTTCTGTTGTAGAGTCAATCATATCACCTATAACTGGAATTGATTTTAATGATGATAGAAGAACTGATTGCACAATTGGATTGCCTTTTATATCTTTCAGTTCGTTTACATTTTTCAAATCATTTTTAATGTCATCTATTTTATCCATAATATTTAATCTCCAAATACATTACATACTATTCCAAAATAAAGTTAAATTTCATCCTGGCATGGTGTTGGAAATTCAGCCCAAAATAATACTTTCCAAATTGCTATTCTTCCATTCCAGCACCATGTAGGAACTTTCTTTCTTCCCTTCTCTTCATAAGTCATAACAAAAGTTAATCTTCCATTCACATTTCCTTCTCCCTTATATTCACAAGTGACAAAGTATTCTTTTGTCATACTATATTCGGTTGGTGGTGTTTCTGCACTAATCCATTTAATCATTTTAATATTACCTCCTGAAACTTAGAGTTCATTTGTCTTTTTCAACTGCATCACTAACTCTAACTCTGCAATTTCCGTTTTCAGTTTCTTCATGTATAATAATGCGTTAATAGCATTGTCTTCATAAGTTGATTGTTTAATGTTTTTCATATTAATTCTAAAATATTCTTGTTGATTTTCCAAATCTCGCTTCTTTGCAGCTAATCGCTGTTCCAATACGTCATTCATATTATTCACTCCTTCCATTCAAAAGAAAACTTGGTTTACTTGGTTTATTCAATTGGCTCGTCTAATCTTTTTCCATATACATCCACATAACCGCCATAGGTATTTCCATTCTCTTCATACCAAAAATACCATTCTGTGTCTGTTATTCTCTTTACATTTATGTCAGATGTTTTTGTATTGTTTATCCATTTTTCCGCTTCTTTAATAGCAACATTCTCATCTGAATATATTCCAAGCACCCTTGCGTTTGCTTCTGGGTGTTCTTCTTTATTATTAATTACTGTATGTACTATTGTATATAACATATTTATAATCCTCCAATTTTTTTATTATTTTCAAAATCATATTTTCCATATTCATGTTCATATACATTCCATAAAAATGAATCTATTCCAGTCCAATCATTTTCTCAAAATATATTGCTGCTTTACCATTTCTACCCTCATGTTTATATCCAATACATCCAATCAATGCAGAATCAAGAGATAAGTACGAACTGTTTATATCGTTGTAGTTAATGTATCCGTGATAAAATGTCTTCTTATCTCTTTTATCAATATACTCTACAATCTGATATTCTCCAATGCAATGTATCTTAACCACATTACCCCATGTAAATTCTTTTTCTATCAGTTCCAACTTTTCATCGTGTGTTGCTTCTCTTACATCCTCATCTGTAATTGTATCCAGCAAACTAAATGAACAACTTCCATAATTACATGGATGAAACTTAAAATCATTTTCGCTTTTTACTACTGTTCCAATCTGATTTTTGTATACAACAATGTCTCCATATTTCATATAATCACAACCTTTCTCTAACAAACTCACAATCTGGACTAACACCGATTGCTCTCATCCAACACTCTGCTGTTTCACAACATCCTCTATGAAAGTTATAATTTGCATCTTCTTCCATTTCTTGTTCATCCATTTCTGATTCATATTCATTAAGAATTTGTTTATGATCAATGTATGCCAACATCATATTTTCAATTGCATTTTTACTTATTTCCATACCTTTATTCTCCATTCCATTTTTAAAACTTGATTCCATTACCATTTGATAACCCATTTTAGTTTATTATTCACAAACTGATATGTTTTATTTCCAACTGTTACATAGTCGTAAATCCATTTTTTGTTTTTCATAAAATACACCTCATTATTTCAACGCATCTAAGTTTCTCTTATAATTATTCTCTACTCTGTTCCAAAATTCTTTCAAGAAATTTTCAGCATCAACTTTCGCCTCATTAATATTGGACGATTTCATTTTCAATTTTAATCCTGTAGCTGCATCTGTCAACTGAAAATCCTTATACCTCAAAATTGCTACATTTTCACTAATTCCATCAATGAATAGCGCAGTATTCTCTTCGTAATCTTTCCACTTAAACATATAAATCTCACTCCATTCTTCCAATGAAACTATTATTTACTTAGAATATGTATTCTATATTATACAAATCAATCATCGTGCGGTTTTCCGTTGTGCCTCTGAAAAAATTGAACTCTTCGGAACACATTAACGGTGCGGTTTTTGCAAACTGTTCTATGATTTCATCACTACATTCTTCTAGTCCATTATTCCCATAACGTTCTGCCTTCAATTCACACCATGTAATTTCAATGTTTTTTGGAATTGAAATATAACCTTTAAAAATTTTAGGTATAACAACTCTTTTTATCTCTGATGGTTCAACTCTTTTTGTAATATATTCTATGTAATCGTCTACATGCGTATCTGTTTTACCAATTTTGTTTTCCTTTGCTTCACATTGAACCTCCAGCAATGCTACACCATAAATAGGAAATGAGTTCTGTTTACCAATCGGGCTAAATAAATATACCACCGATGTATCATTTTCTGCTCGTTTTCCTTCGTCCCAATTATCATTCCCGCACTCATCCATGCTCAGAATTCCATTTTTTTGCAATTTGCTCTAAATCACAAATATCTACGTTTTTGTATAATAGCATTATTATTTCTCCGTTTTAAATCCATTATTTTAATTAATAATATCTTTTAGCAAGTTCTTTATTATACTTCAACAATGCATCTCTTTCTATCTCATCAATTTGATTTCATTCTTATCACTCCAATCTATTTATTCTCTAAAACAATGTTAATACAAGGAATTCTATATGAGTAGTCTCTGTTTCCACCAAAATCGTGATCTGACATTCTAATCACAATTGTTTTATTCTTGTAATCATTTTCTTCATATTCAGAGTACGTTTCTGTAATATTAATCCCTCTAATTGTTTCTCCGATATTAAGAAATTTACCGATATTATCCTCTGTAACAGGAATATTAATATTCAGATATACAGACAAACTACTTCTGGAAAACTCAACAGCGTAATCAACATCATCTGGAAAATTCTTAATAATGTTTGAATATCCTTCAGACAATTTTTCAATTTTATCTATTTTCCTTTTATATGGCTCATATGTATCTTCCATATCTATGTCAATCACTTCGCAAATAAAACTATAATGATTTTGATATGTATTATAATCCATTAGATAATCTGAATTTACATCATCTCTAATTTCCTTAAAGTCATTCTCATCCACTTCATCCAAAAAAGTTTTCAAATTAGACTTAAAAATATTACTCCAATATTCTTTTGTTTCTATGTCTTTATTTTTGCAAATCGCATTTTCAAAAAATTCTGCTGTTAATTTGTCTTTTTTCATTTTAATCACCTCATTGACATATTTAATATTTAATGCTATTATATTTTTTGTGTTGGAAGATTAGGTTTAGTACCTTTTCGAATTACGTGACTAATTAAACAGAGAAGGTAATCCCTTCTCTGTTTTTATTTTACGCAATTCCTTCCCCATAGGTCGTTTAATACTTTCTGATCGCTTGGTAGATTCGAATAACTAATTCCAATAGTCTGTAACTTGTAGTATTCTTCTTTTGTAATGTCGATTCCATAATCGCCTTTAACAGTTTCTCTATAGCCGAATTTATCCTGGCATTCAGGTCTGAAGTACCATTTCTTATAAATTGGTTTATCTCCATGTTCCCATGCAAAAAGACAAGTAATTGTTCTACCAGTAGCAATCTCCGTTGTAACCGATCTTCCAAAATAAGGATTGTACTGCATATAAGCTAATTTGCCTCTTTCAATTGCATCTTGCTTTTCACGTTCACTCATTTCGAATAACTGCTGTGTACCCCTCCCATAAGAAGTGTCATACACTTTACTACTGTTTACACCAACAGTTGAATACAATTTAACTCCGTTTCTATCAGTAGTTTCAACCCTCTTTACTCGCTCTCCATTGATGTAATCATTGCACAATCTGTCCATATAATGCACGTTCCCATTTTCATCAACTCTACGAGTAGTTTTCTTCATATCATAATTATCTTTAGATGCCTTTGCAGCACTTCCTGCATAAATTCCTAAGAATGCTAATAGTCCTCCGAACATATTCATCGACCACCTTTCTCTTTTATATTATTTTCTCCACTTTTCCATTTCATCAACCGACTTCTTATTTAAATTATTATACATATCTTGTCTCTTACGAGATTCTTCCTTTTGATTAAGATAATAAGGAATACCAAATACAATAATAAATGCAATTAAATATGCCATAATAATTACCTCCGTTTTTCTTTTATTATATCATGTTCTGTGCTCGACAAATAGAACTGAATGTGCTTTTCATTGTAATTTTTCAAATGTGACACATTCTTTTTCTTTATACTCAATAAGATATAACATTTTATTATATTTAATAATCTGATACCTCATAAAATATTTTGTTTCTGCGTCACAATATGCTTTTGAAGCGATTACTTTTCCATTATTCAAAACCTCTTCTAATAACGGTTCTTTGTCTATTTCATCTAACATATTAGAAATACCACTTTTGTTATTTCCCCAATAATTAAAAATACTTGCATTTGAGTGGTTTTCTAAAATATCAGATACCATTTCTTTTACTTCTGTTTCTAATTTTGCAATTTTATCTACCACAATACCATCTAAACCAGAAATTTTATCTAGCTCCCGATTTATTCTCATAATTCCTGCCGTTACTTTGCTCATACTACATCTCCTATCTTGAAATTTCCGTTTCATGTTAATCAAGTATGAATCGGTTTTCTTTTACGTTACTTACTCTATAAATTCCATTTATCTCTTGCAAAGAATAATAAGTAGTATTATTTCTTATATACTTATTGGTGATTTTACAAGTAACTAATCTGCTCCATTTTTCTGTTACATAAACAGATATTTTTACTGTGTCACCTATTTTATAATCCATTCCAATCACTCCTATCTAAATCACAATTCCAATACTTACTCATAGTTTCTACATATATCCATTACTGTATCTATCACATTTAGTTTAGAATCAATTCCATAACCACTCATTAAGTCAAAAGAACTGTTATCTTTGGTATAAACTAAATCGCAATAATGATGCCATCCATCTTCTTCATCATAAGCAAAAGTAATTTCAAGATTTATACCATCGACTATTTTGCATTGCCAAGGTCGTTCATCAAAACTTTCGGGTTTATTACCTTCTCCATTCCATAAAGCAGGATTCATATCATTAAAAAATCCATTTACAATTCTCGTGGCTTTTTCTCTTGTCATATTCTAAGCCTCCATTCTGTCAAGAAATCATCGTTTCATTAGAAATACTGAACATCGTCTAGCTGATTAGGCTTATAAGTTCCGTACATTTCCCAGTATATTCTACAGACATCTTCGTTTACTTCCATGTCAGAAGCTTCCTTTATGTCTAAGACTTCTTTGTGTAAATCTGGATTAAAAACTCCATTAATTGCATCTTCAATATCTTTTGCCCATCCTCTCATAAAGATAGGTGGATGTTCTCTATGCCTAGGTTGCAATATGACGATAAATTCCGTATTACGTTTTACCATAATAATTCCTCCAATCTTAAAATGAAATTGCTATTTCTTACCACTTAATTTCTTTTACCATAGCTGTGTAGTATGGTTCAACAATGCTCACAAAAACCAATGTTGCATGTTCTAACGGTTCATATAATACACACTCAACTACTACTTCTATTTCTTTCCATTCAGACGCTTTCATAGAAACCCTGTCATCTTTCCGTGGTGTAAAATCAAGAATTCCTAAATTGCATTTTGTTGTTTTATCAATCACAAAAATATTATTCATTTCCATCACTCCAATCTATGCTTCATAATCAAATTCGCTTAATCCACCACTTGCAAATACATATTCTGCTACATCTGGAACAAATATCATAAGATTATCAGGATATTTTCTTTCATCCTTAATTGCAAAATATCCTCTTTCTTTTACATCATCATCTTCAAAGTAATAACCCAAAATCATTTCTATTAAATTTTTCATTGATGTTTTTGGCTCGTATTCCTGTTCTCTGATCCATGCAGCTATATAATCGTAATCGCACCATTTTTCTTTTGGATATGTGCTATAATCTTTTTCCTCTGTCCATTCACCTGTCCACTGATCTACCATACTTATACCTCTTTGTAATCTTCCAATAGCTCATTTAAGTTACCTTTTCTCCACCGATGAAGTTTTCCATCGCCAGTATAATTTCTAACAACTCCAACCTTATGACCTGCAACTTTCTGATCGTGCTGTATATACTGACGAACAGAATTATGATGATGTCCATCATTATGCACTTCTATGTACTTTTGTTTATTTCGCTTGTTTTGATATATCATTACTTCCATATTAATATCCCTCCAATCTTTTCCTTCCACCATTTTTCTGTTCCAATGCAGTCGGATTTAAGCCATACAAATCCTTTTTGAAACAGTTCATCATATCTTTTTGCCCATCTGCTCTTTGGTATCAAAAAATTCTTCGTATTCTAAATTGCCTTTATTTACACCAGACAGCTTATATAGTACACCATAAGCCTAACTCATTCATTACTTGATAAATTCCCTTTTGTAATAAAGTACCTGCATATTTATCTACATCATCTTCAGTAAAGCTATCATTTTCCTCAAAAATATCATTAATTTTTTGGCACAGATTACCCAACTCTGTTTTCTGTTCTTCTGTTAATTTGTTTAGTAAGTCTTCCATTTAATCACTCTCCCTTCAAATTAGGACATAAGCCAAGACCACCATCAATTCTAGGTACTCTTCTATATGCTTCTCTGTGTGGGCACTCTTCTCTTTTGCACTCTGGACAGTAACATTTCTTGTATTCTTCGTAGCTCATTTTCCAATTTGTTTCTTCTACAAATCTTTCTCTTGTTATCATACTAATCGCTCTCCCTTCAACTCAGCATAACCACCATCAAAATTTTGTTTCCAACTTCTGTATATTCCGTTTGTATCTCTAAACTCTAAGTAATATGCATCTCTCCAATCCCAAGGCTCTTGCCATGCAATTTCTGCAATCTCACAAACAATTCCTTGAACATGAACAACATCACCAGGTTTTAAATCTCTCATACTAATCACTCTCCTTTTAATGCTTTTTGTACTTTCTTATTGAAATCTCCGTACTTCGCTTTCCATTCAGCAATCATTTCTTCTGTAGGTTCGCCAATCAAGTTGTATCTTTCTTGTCTGTATTCTTCTGGATTTTCACAACACTCCATTACAAATACTGCATTTCCACTATTACTTGCATCGCAACCAAAACCTCCAGTTGCAAGCACAAGCTGATACTTTGCTTCTATAAATTCTGGTTTGAAAAAATCTGGTTTAATTACTACCAACTTGCCTTCAATATTGTCACTTAATGGTTTACATTCGCTTTTATCAATTATTGTTTTCATATTTTGTACCTCCTTCACCCAATCTGGTTCATATCCTCTTGATTCCCACATCATCACATCAACCTTATATCCTTCGCTTTCTGGGAATTTTTCTTTTAGCAATTTATAAATCACTTTTGCTTCCCCCGGATACGTAAGATGTCCTTGCTCTGTTGCAAATAGGTATTTACCATCTTTTGATACAGTAATTTTTGTATAATCAACCATTTTATTTTCCTCACTTTCTATCCTGAAACAGTTCTTTCCTTTGGTTTACGCAACCTCTTTTATTTCCTTTATTGTTTCTTTCCAACAGCTACCAATCAATCCATAAACTTCATCAATGTCATATCCATGCATTTTACATCCCTCGACACAAAAGATTGCGTATTTAATAGGTAGTTTTACATCTTTATCCAACTCTATTTCTAATACAGAACCACCGCCAGACCAAGGATCATATAATCCGCACATAGTTTCCTTTCCAAGAACCATGTAAGATTTTGAATTTTCATTCTTTCGTGGATCATATTTTCCCTTTTCGTCATACTCTTTGTTCTGTAGTTCGATTAAGTCAAATAAATCAAATAACGGCATTTTTACAAGAAACGTTACAGTTGCCATATGTGACGGAAGATTTTCAAATTCCTGTATGCAGCTTTCAATAAATTTGTCTTTATTCTTATCTCTATCTACATAATATCCGTCATCCCTATGTACTTGTTTGCAAGCCTTTCTTAACGCAGTTGCTTTACCTTGTGTTTTTGCTAACCACAGCATAGATGACTCTTTATCAATACTTCCATCTCCTGAATTTCCATACCAATTCAGAACATTATCGCAAACGCAATCGTAATTCCAATTACCACAATCCACCATGATATTTACTTTGACTTCATTATTGAAATCCTCTGCGCTGTAATAAAAATATGTATTTTCTTTTACATATTCCCATATCTCATCAAAATTATCTGTAAAATACTCTTCCTCTTCATCTGTCAGTTTTTTACGAATATCCTTTTCAAGTTCATCTTCTCCATACTCCATCGCATAATCCATAGCCCAATCAGCTAATTCATCATTAAAAGCCTCCCTTGGATTGTCATGCTCAAATATCTCTTTTAAAAATCTATCAGAAAGTTCTCTTTCTCTGTAGTCAGTATAAATTTCGATGCCACCATCTTCATTTACACCCCACATTTTCTTTAATATTTCATCTATTCTGGTTTTTAATATTTCCATTGTCATATCAATCAACCTCGCTTTCATAAGCACTAATGTCAATTCTACCTAACTTAAAATTTAAGTTTTTACTCCAATTTAAACTACCTGACTTTACAGGTGAATCTTCATAATCGCCATAGATATTTGCCTTATATACATTCCATCTTGCACCATCTACATGTAATACTGAATAAATCAATTTGTCGTTTTTATAGAAGTCATAGCAGCTACAATCAATATCAAGATAATATTTATATCCGTTTTCATCCTCTGTATTGATTGCAAAGTCTTCTCTATTCATCCGTGATATTCTTGATTTGCCTATCAGTTCTGCTTTGATCTCGTCTGGAATATCTTCAATCTTGTCTAACATGCTTGAATCAATGAACACAGACTTCTTTTCTTTTCGTTCATACAAATTCGGGAACTTCTTTCTAAACCGTGCTGCCGTTCCGCAAATATATTCATATCCGTTCATTTCGTTCTCCTTCCTAATAAATAAGACAGACACATTTGTTTGCGTCTGCCTTATTATTCTCTGTATTACTCTTCTACTTCACCAAATTCTGCAATATAATCTTCTGCACCTGCATAACGTTCCATCCATTCTTTTGCTTCATTTTCACTTAATGGAACAAACTCACTACCGCCACTACTTCCATTACTTCCACACGATCTTGCGTATTTACTCAACGCTCCACCCATTCCGTACAGGAAATATTCACCTGTTTTCTTTTTGTAAAGTGTTTCTTCGCAATAATTAAAATCACCAAAATTATATGAATTACTCCATGTTACGACCTCTTTTGCTGTTTCTGTATTATACATTTTCCCATTAATAATTTTCTTCATAGTTATCACCTTTTATCTTTTTAAAATTTCACTGTAAATTACAATTTCATTACCAACCACTAATATGTAATCCTTTATCAGTATAAATCCTAACCCATTTATATTTATTGTCTAAGTCATTATCTATACAATATTGAACTGCATCGTCTTCTGTTGGAAATTCTTTTGATATCTGTATAAAATCTTCACTAATATCATTCCTAACTCTTACATTAAAAGATTTTGCTGTCTTCTCTGCAATGGAGTTAAGGCTTTCTATATGCTCTCCTTCCATAGCAAATAACATTGGTTGATAATCTTTATCATGATTATGTCCGTTTGTTCTTTTCATCATTTTTCATATGACATATTTATTACACCTACATTTCTTCATTATTATATGTATAATCAAAATCTCCATATTTTAATTCAGACTTAATAATATCCATTGTTTCTGTTTCCCAATCCTGCCTGAATAGTTTTGCCTGTTCTTTTGGAGTATTTTCTTTGTCAACTAACTTAAATTTTCCATCAACATAGTCATATCTTGTAGTAACAGGTTTATATGCCATATTACCTTCTTCAATCTCTTTCGAGATTTTCATCTTTAACTTCTGTTGAGATGTGCCAATGAATAAAAGTTCCATACTTGAATACTCTTTCCATTCATTGCAGCTATGTAAATAATATATTTGTTTTGCCATATAATCACACTCCTATCTGCTCCATTGACCAACTTTATTTCCGTTTATGTCAATGATGCTTCCGCTTGTTGCACCATCTTCAAGTTCTCTGCAAATACCTTCAAGTAATCTTTTGCATTCTATAGCTTCATCAAATTCACTTGACTCACCTGTAAATGGATCACAAAATGCTGCATTCCCAGTTTTAATTTCAATTTTCAACATAATTCTTTACCTCCTTAATCAAAGCAATCTCTTAATATTGCCATTTCTGAATTCCATTCCTGTCCACAACAATATTCAACTCTGTCTCTTTCAAAACTGTAATAAAGTCTGTTTAAAATTCCACAAGATTCAACATAATTCATACTTGCATTCATAATTCTCTGTCTACGTCTGCCTCTTGCTGTATTCGCAACATATTCTCTGAATAACTTGAATAATTCATATCTTGTATCATCATCAATATCTTTCCATCCATCAACTTTTGATACATATCTTCCATCTAACACATTCTTGCAACTTAACTGTTCTGCGTCATTATATTTTTCAAACATACTAATCAATCTACCTTTCCATGTATAACAAACTTGTCATAATTCCCCTCAATGCACACCAACACTGTTCTGCATTCATATATCCAATTAACGAACCAGTATCTTTCTTTATGTGGAATTGATTACCACCTTCAATACTGATTACTACAGATATTTCCGTTTTGTTTACTGCATTGATAGCACTGATTTCTCTATCAATCTTTTCACACAGTTCTTTTTCTCTTTTGCTTAAATATCCTGTAACTCCGTTATCCCATTTGATATTTAACATCTATACCATCTCCTTATCTCACATATGGAATATCTTTTCCATGCATATAATTTTCACCTCTAAAACAATCACCACAGTATTCCCAAATTCCTTCATCTACCTTTTTAAATGTGGAATATGTTGTTCTGCTCTCTCCGTTTTCATCAATTCTGCTTGAACATGGCTCGCCAATCTGTGAACAATCACTTCTCATACAAGCTGGTGGTAATAAATCCATAAAGGAATCAATCATATCCTCTGTGAAATACTCACCAACTTCATGTGCATCAAGTCCAAAATAGTGTTCTTTATCTACAACTTCCTTTCCTTTGTACATTTTAGATTCACTTAATGGAACACCATCATATTCGACTTCTTCAATTACCAAGGTATCATTGAACCATGTATATGATTCATAATGCTTTTTATAAACTTCTGCTGCTTTGCGTGTTTGGAAGATTTGCGGATTACCTGCTGATAATCTATATTTTCCTTTGTGATAATACACAACTTCATATCCTTTGAGTCCTTTTATCCATCCTGGAATATCAGTTTCGATTACATAACCTTTATCAACTGACCATTCGGTTGCTTCATAATCATATTCATCTACAGGCTCACCAACTGTTTTATGCTTGTAACTTGCACACTCTTCTTTGCCTTTTTCTGTAAGTACAAAATGTTTTCCCTTGTCTGCTTTGTACCAATTATTCCGTAATTCCATAATTCATTTCCTCACTTTCTTGTAAAAAATAGGCAGCTAGGTATTTATTCTCCTAACTGCCTTTGCGATTGCTATAAATTTATTGCGTTTCCATCTTCATCATATTCAATCGGTGCAATGTGAACCGCATAACCGATTTCTTTTTCTTTGTCGTAAATTTCCATTGTACCACCTGCACAAAATTCAAACGAGAACCGCTTATCATCCGATTCAAGTAATTTAATCAAATGATTCGTAAGTTCATTTAAGTTCCATGCATCTTCTTTTGATTTTTCAATACTTGTCATTTTGCTTCACTCCTTATCATAAATCTCTAACTTATGCAACAAATCAAACATTGCTACATATCTACCCTGATTCCGTTCTTTTAGTTTATCATTGTCGTTCTGCATTGCATCATCATAATCTTTATTTACTTTTCTAAATTCCTCTGAAATAATCTCAAGAATTTCATCCTTTGTCTTGCTACATGTATATTTTGCCATTTCTCTTCACCTCTTCCTTGTAAATCTTAGTTTCATTACTTAAATTATTTTAATTCCGATTATTTTCATATTGAATTTATCTTGCATTACATCCCCATATACAAACGGTTCACCAAAATCATCTGATGCAATTGAAAAAGGAGTAATATGATATTTTTCAGGTTCTGCCTTCGCAAGATTTTCTCTTTCTTCCCATATTTTATTTTTCTTTGCTGCTGATATAGAATGGAATAATTCTGGAACATGTCTAACTACATCGTAAATCGGATTAAAGGATGAACCGTAGTTGTAGTCAAATCCATAATATGTCTGAATCATATACACTTTGTCATTATGAATAGTCTCGACTTCTGATTCAAATACTCTATCAAATTTGCTCAACTTCGTTTCATCTAATGATGCTTTCCACACGCCTTTTCTATTTTTACCGCAATATATTTTCATAATATTAATCTCCAATCTTCTAATGAAATGCGAATTTCTTACTTGTGCCACTCTTTTTCAAATTTAGTTCCCTTCCAATCTAACCCATCAATCAGATAATTGGATAACTCGTCAAGTACATCGTCGGGTGTTTCATTGATGAATCTATTCATATTTACTGTAGTTCTGTCGTGTGTATATTCATCAATAAAGTCCATGATTTCCTTTACTGTAATATCCGTTCTCTGAATTTTATAAAAATCAGGATACCATCTATCAGAAAATCTGCCGTTAAAGTAGTCTGTTGCATACTGACCTGTTTTCATAGGAACTTTAATCCCGTGACTGTAAAAAATTTCTTCTACTGCCTTTTCTTTCTCATTTTCCTTAAATGTATCTGTATTGATTACTTTATCTTCGTATGAAGAAAAATCTGCCGAATACATTTCATAACAATCTTTTGATGGATCGTCCCAATCAGGCGAAATATTTGCACCAATCAGAGTTGCATTTCCACATGCTGCACAAATAAGAAGGAAGTTTTTATCAGCATCTAATGCCTTTTCAATCCTCTCATTTGGGATAGCATGAATCCGTCCACATTTACAAATTCTAATATCATACTTTCTACTCATATCTTACCTTTCCTTTCCAATGAAACACGCATTTCTATTTCTCTCTTGCTGCATTATTCATAACAATGTCATCAAACCATCTTGCACCAATATTGAATCGTGGTATAACTACAGCCATACTATTTTCCATATCTTCAAGCTTAATTGAAACAATCGTGCAATCATCTGGATATTTATTAGTTCCAGTTAACATATATACATCATTCATTGTTTTTCCCTTGATAATATAAGCCGTTTCACTTTTCATTGGTGTATACTGTTTTACCCAATCAATAAATTCAGATATTGAATCTTCTGCAAGTCCCTCCATTGTAAGAGCTGAACCTAAACTTTTTAATTCTTCTAATGTTGTTAATGTTTTAATTTTCATATTCGCTACTTTTCCTTATGAAATATCCATTTTCTATTCTTCAACCTTAACATTCTCAATATGTTCAATCTCTGGATAACTATCCATATCAATCACATAATCAATGTGATGCTCCCACTTTTTAATTTCTTTTACATCCGCATTATCATTTAAAACAACGGTCATTGTTACTTTTACTTTTTTCATGCTATCACCCTTTACCTTTCATTATGAAATATCTGTTTACTCTGCTATTACATTTATCGAGATAATAAAATCCTTATCTTCCTGCTCATTATCTTTTAGGGACAATTAAATTTCCTGTTAATGTAACTTCGATTCCGTTTTCATACTTTCTAAGACTTCCCTTTTCAACCTCAAAATCATTATATTTAAGAAAAATACTATCTCTCCCATTGTATTCAGCTACAATTTTTCCATCCAACCATACATAGACATTTTCATTTTCGCTTATATATGATAATAAATCATCTAATCGCATAAATTATACCCTTCGCTTTCTTCTGCCGCTTTCAAACTCTCTTCATCTACAATACAGTAACAACCAAGTGCATCTCCAACTCTGTCATTATCAACTCCAAGCGATGTAACAATTTCGTTGAATGTGCCTTCACTATAATCTTCTCTGTATATTTCAAGGTATTTCTGTCCTTTAGTTACATAGTGTTCTTCAGTTCTTCTTCTGAAACAATCTAAAGCATTTTGCAAGCAATCGGCTTTTCTCTTTGCATCATTCCAATAAGTAAAATATGTTCCATGCGCCCACTGCTGATCTTCTGGTTGTGTTGGATCGTAACCACTAACAACCACATACTGAGTATCACTTTCGCTTTGTAGTAAGGCATAATTATCTTTCCGTAATAACTCTGTCCATTTCATGTTCTTACACCTCCTATTCAATCACTTCTACTTCTTCGCTTGATCCTATGAGCATTAAATCTTTCATTGGACAATTTTTATTCAAACAATCTGCCTTAAATATGAATCCATCATTTGATGTACAGATCCATTTTTCTTTCATGTGCTTAAATTTTGTTCCAACTTTAATATTTCTTGTCTGCATAGTTTTATACCTCCACCAAATTGTTCTCTTTTATAAGTCTTTCACGAACCATTCTGTTTAAATCCTTATTGACTGCTATAATTTTATGAGAAGTTCGATTCATGTAAATAAAATGACTTCCCCTACACCGTGTAAATCTATAACCATTCCGTAACAGAATCGGCTCGAATTCTCTTAATTGTTTTGTCTTTCTATATGCCATAATTCATCTATCCTTTCCTTATTATAATGTGTTTGCCCGTATAGCCTGATAGCGCAGCTTAGTTTCATTTTTACCGATGTTTCATATTGATCACTCGCTTTCTAATTGTTTATTCTCTGTCTTATGCAGTCTTTGTCTTTTTAATTGGAACAACTCTAGTTCCAGAAACTTCCCTTGATTGTTCAAGTCCAAGATTTTTAACAACCATATCTTCTGTGTAAAGAGATACAGCAGTTTTCATATCAAGCATTGGATATTTTACAGTTGCCTTTGCCTTTAATCCAACAGGTGTAATCTGTCTAAGTTCTTCAATTAAAAATTCTTTTGTTGCTTCACGGTCATTCGCATAGAGTTTATAAATATCTCTTAATGATCGCATAATATATGTAGAATATCCGTTTGGTTTCCGATCAAATCCAGCTCCTGCACAAATATCAAATACATATTCAGCAGCTTTTCCGTTGTCTAACTTGCATAACCGCAATGTCTCTGTATACGAACCAAGAACAGAAGCTTCTCTGTTTCCCTTATTTGCAACATATTCAAAGCCATATTTCTTTCTCATATTCTCCAATGTTTCTGTTGATGGATCGTGTAAAACCATCATTGCTCCATGCTTCTGAATAGGTGTTAAATCTTTTACATCTCTATTCTGGAATGCGTACATTTCAGCCTCAAATTCAAGTCTTTCTTCTGGATCAGTTGGTGCATTTAAGATCATCTGTACTTTCAAATCTTTGTATTTCTTTTTGTTTACAATCTGACTTGCAATCCAACGACCATAACCATCTACAATGTATACTTTACCTTCTTCCCAATGCGGAACGCCCATAAGTGGCATAAGTTTCCGTTCATCCCAATTCCGTACAAGATACTGAAGATCTCTTTCCGTTCTTTCGTCTGTTTGATACCGTGAATCAACTTCCATTAACTCAACAGGAATTTTAATAATCGCAATCTCTTCATTGATGTCCGTATACATCTTTGTAAGACCTTCTAATTTGTCTACACTTCCTTTTGATCTCTTTCCTGTTACAACTTCAAACATTTTACACATAATTTTTACCTTTACCTTTCTTGTTTTAATTTTTTGCATTAAAATAGCGACTACTTATTTCGCAGTCGCTTTGATTTCTCTTGCCTTTACCATTGCATTATTCATTTCAATACAAATTCCATGACAAGTTCTCCTGTCTCCACATCGCTTACATAGTGAAACGAACAATGTTTCTTTAATTTCCTTTGCCATTTAGACCTCTTCTCTCTCTAAAAGTGTTTCGTAATATTGGCTTTCGCTTTCAAAAAGCTGGTATTTTCCATTGATCCAACCCATATAACCATCCGGTACTTCATATCCTTTCATTTATTTTTCGCCTCTCTTTCTGTTCTCCTTGCTAAATTATTTTCGCTGTCTGGGCAGATTCCCATAGCTAATAATGCATCTTTCGCTGTGCATCCTGTAATAATCGCATAAAATAATGCGTCCCATGATGCCTGATTATCCCGTAATGTTCTTGCCATGATTTTCACTCTCCCTTCTATAACAGTCCACATGCGGCTAATAATTTCTTTGCAAATGGATGCTTGTTTGCTTCCAATTTGCGTTTCAACTCTCTGTTGTAACGCTCCTCAAAATAATCACGCTCTGATTGTGCGATTTCTGCTTCTGGACGATTATCAATAACATCATAACCATCCTTAATGATAATTATCATTTGGCTTTTCTCCTCCTTCTGTACTAAAAAAGCGATGCTAACGTCTGTGCTAACATCGCTTTACTCATGTTGTTGGTTTTGATACCATGGTTTCGTTTTACTTCTGCCCGGACTGAATAGATCCGTGGTGGTCTGCTTGCTTTTGCAATTTCATAATCACAATAAGCATTGTGAATTTGTTTTGCTTTCTCTGACATGGTGATTCCTCCTTATTATTTACCACTCTGCACCGCTATATCTGACCTGTAAGATAATATCATCAGTTACCTTTTCTGTTCCATTACTATCCATGAGCATAGATACTATGTCTCCATCTTCATAGTCTTCACAGCCACGAAATTTCCATTTGTTTCCGCTATAATCCTGTACAGTGACAACGTTTTTCTTTTTGTTTACCTTTGTTACTTTCGCTGTCAAAGGATATGTTTTGTTTTCATCTAAATCTTTAAGATGCGGAAGTTTCTCACAGATTTTTGAATACGAATATCCATCTGCCTTATTGAACTGCTTTGTTGTATCGCCAAGCTCAAAGCAGAGATATCCATATTTGTCATAGAAATAACCAGCAATGTCACAGATTGGAATTGCATTTGTGATACTGATCTGCTTTGGAGTTGAGGCATTGACTGTTTGCATTGACTGTATTGTGCCTACTGTGTAGGATGTAAGGATTGTTGCTGTTGTAAGAATGAGTGATAATAATTTCTTTTTCATATTTGTTCTCCTTTTCTGATTGTTCTTTGGTATAAAAATAGCACCTAGTAGTTAGGTGCTTGGTTGCGTTATATTTGACGCAGTTACATTGTTTTTAGTTTCGCTTGAAGTTCAGCTATTTGAGCTTCTATGGCTTGTTTTTCTTCATTTGCCTTTTCGTATTCTGCATCTGGTATCCATTCCATGATTTCGCTTGGTTGGACTTGGAGATATTCGCAGATACGATTTAGTGTATCTGTTTTGAATACTTCATTTTTGCTTATTTTTGATACAACGTTAGTGCTGATCCCTGTATCTTTGCATAGTTGTGTTTTGGTTATTTTGCGTTCGCTTAAAAGCGTGTCAAGTTTATAATATACTATCATATAATTTTCATCTCCTTATTTATACTCAAAGATAGCATATTATTTGACTTTTTTCAAGTGCTATCTTAATAATGCACACTATAAAAGAGCAGACTATTTGCGTTTGTCTGCTCCTCTAACTGTACACTATTCTTTTATTGTGTCAAGCTCCGTTACATTTACACCCAAAGCGGATAAAATGACTTTTAAATCTCTGTAGCGTGTTTTCATGGATTCATATAACGCACTTTCCTTTTCTGCCATTTTCATCCATTCCTGTAAGCGTGAAAACTCTTCTACGCAAATTTTAATTGTCTCCTGATTATTCATTTCTTCCATCCTTCCACCGCCTTCCTACTTACAGTATAGCGGATTTATTGCGTATTTACAAGTTAGTTTGATTTCTTATTGTTTTTCTTTTCCGGTTCAACATATGTATATTTGTAAGCATCTGTTTTGAGCGCATTCTTATCATTCATAAGCTGTGCAAGTGCTCTCATAAAGCTATTTTTGAATGTAGTCTTAGCCTTATAAGATAAAGCATTACCAGTCTTGAATAGCTGCTTATTGCTACTGTTTTTGTAACCTACTGCTACAGTCATAAAGCTAATAAGTGTAGGTGTAGCCTCAATTTTCTGAGCAGAGAACCACTCTTTTATAGCCTTCTTAAACTCTTCCTCTGATGTGGTGTAAGCAGAGTAAAGTTCATCTGTAATAAGTTCATAGCAAGACTTAATACGCTCATCATAATCATTCTTGAATGCGTCAAACTGCGCCTGATACTTTTCAACATCTGCCAAGTACATAGCTTGAGCCTCAGCGTCATCCTTTTTGAGTTCTGCCCACTCCTGGCTAATCCGTAAGTTATTCTGAAGGATCAACTTTTTGTCTGCCATCTCATTGATTGCAACCCAGAATTTAGCCATAGTTTCAGTAAAGTCTTTTGATGAAGTCATAAACTGAACCTTTACAGATGCTGTGTTAATAGTAGCTTTTTTTGTTGTGTTTTTCATTGTACTCATAATAGTACCTCCTTAGATTTATATAGTTGTAGTGTGATTTTGTTACAATAGGCATATAGCCTTAATACTTGTGTGGGAATCGAACCCAGTACATGCCCTTAATTCTTGCATGGTCACAAGTAGTCCCTAATCCCGTGGATGGATTATCCATACAGACAACGCCTGTCCCTTGCTTTCAAAGGTTTACACGGTTTTGCTAATCTTAAAAAGAACGGTATAAAATATTTAAAATCTTTCACAGTTCAGATAGTTTTTCGAGCATACTCTAAACTTGTCATATACTCCGCTGTGGCAGATTGTGGACTCATATTCCTATACACAGTTACCGTGCACTACTTTTTTGAGATGGGATGGAGAACCCATTCTATAACAAGCCTATGTACTATCATAGTTTAGTTACTTTCAATATTTGTTTGTCAAGGTACAAGTTTTTGCTCAAGTCCACGGATGGACTATTGCGGTTGTATCAGTTCCCACGGATGGAAAAAGATAAAATTTTTGTGGAATTTTTGCATGAAATATGCTAGAATATGTAATGCTAGGTGCTAGCGTGTTCTCATGCTATCCACTATGTAAGGGTGTAAGGTGTGCTAGACTTTGCACCCTATTTTGTCAAGTGATTATTTCCTCTTGACTTGCTTCAAGTATATCATGTTACTTGTTTATTGTCAAGTATTATTTAGGATTGCTTACAAAGAAGTTTAAAGTTTGTTACTTCCTAAGTTATTTACTTGACTTGATACAAGTATAACAGATATTCTTCTACTTGTCAAGAGTCAATTTCTAATTTCTTAAAGATTGTTTGTTCTCTTGACTTGACTATATATTATCATGTTATTTGTCTAAAGTCAAGTATCATTTTTCAAAAAATACGATAAAATTATAACCAAACATATGTTCGAGTATGTTCTGCTCAAACACTCCAGATCTGATTTTATCGAACATTTGTTCTATATGAAAACAGTGTATAATATATATCTATTATCCACTGTTTTTACATAACCCGGGGTAGTTAAAACTAATTAGATGGGCTGGAAATGCAATAAACCTTATAGCTGATTCATCCACACACCAACTCAAAAATCTAACCCTTCCCAATATTCAAAATCCCAACAAAATCAAGCAAAATCTCAATTTCCCCATTTCAAACCAGTTATCGTACCCCATATCGTCAAAACCCACTAAAATCAAGTATTTCACCCAC